GTTGAGCGCGACGAAAACTGGAACATCATTGCGGTTGGTTCCGCTATCGTCGGCAAGAAAAGAATCAAGGCCGATACATGGTACACACTCAAGAACGGAAAGTTTGTGGAGGTAAAGTGAACGCGCTCCTCGCGCTCCTGACGTTCTCCAGTCTCGACGAGGCCGCGGTCGCGGCACTTACGGAGTGCAAGCGCCTCACGCAGACCGTGGAGTGCGGCGGCGTGATCTACCGCGACGGCGACCGGTACCGCGTGGAGTTCGCGTTCGACACGCGCGCCACCAATCAGGGTCTGCACCTTGAGACCGCGTACGCGCTGCACACGCAGACCACGGTCGCTGACTTCCACACGCACGTGTGCGTCGGCAACCACCAGATCGTGGAGGAGTTCAGCGTGCCGGACGTGGTGATCGACAGAGAGCTGCACATCAGCGGCTACATGCTGAGCCTGTGCAGCGGCTACGTGCGCCGCTGGGCGAAGGGGGACCCCGAGGATGACTTCGAGGTGGACTTCAAATCGGGCCGGAGGCTGTTCCTGGCGACCGGGCACATCGTGGGGATAGTGCTGTGAAGGCCGCGCTCTACGCGCGCTACTCGATGGACCGGCAGAGCGAATCCTCTATCGAGGATCAGTTTCGTGTTTGCCAGCAGCTCGCTCGCGAGTTCGAGGTAGTAGCACGGTTCGAGGACCGAGCTATCTCTGGAGGCAAGACTGCCCGCCCTGGGTATCAGGCGTGCCTTGCGGCCGCGCGAGCCGGCGCCTTCGAGGTGATTCTGGCTGAAGACACGTCGCGGCTCTGGCGTAACATGGCCGAGCAGTCTCCGCGGCTCGCGGAATTGTCCGACATCGGCGTGCACGTCGTGACGCGCGACCTGGACACCCGCCAAGACTCCGCGGAGATCTTAGGGGCCGTGATGGGGTCTATGGCGGCCGCGTACCGCAAGCAGATCAGTTACCGCACCCGCCGCGGCATGGAGGGGCGGGCGCTCGCCGGCAAACCTACGGGCGGCAAGTGCTACGGCTACGGGCCGGGCGAGGCGGGCGTGGTCCGCCGGATCTACGCCACGGCTGCCGGAGGCGCGCGGCCTGCCGAGATCGCACGGACCCTGAACCGGGAGGGGATACCCGGCCCCCGAGGGCCCCGCTGGCACCACAATGCTGTAAAGAGGATCCTGGCGAACCCTCGCTACGCAGGCCGGCTCGCCTGGGGCGCCACCCTCACCCGGACGGGGGCCCAGGACGGGCGGCGCCTGCGGCCCCTGGCGCGGCCGGGCGGGCCCTTGGTATTACGTCAAATCGAGCCCTTGGTAGACCCGACCCTATGGAAATCCGCTCAAAGTGTGACGTAGGTCATGGTTTTCGGTTTTCGGCTATGGTACACTCTCTTCAGTAGGTGGATGGTCCACCTGGGAGACCGAGGATGGAAATGGATTACGCGAGCTTCGATGAACTGTGGAACCGCCTGACGGACGTTCTTGAGTACGTCCCGGCGTACAACCAAGGCGGCGAGAACGCGGCCGAAGCGTACCGCATCATCAAGCAGGCCGCCGATAAGATCGCGGCGCTACGGGAAAAGGTCTGATGAACGCGGAGGTAGTTCAACGGCAAGAACACGCGGTACCAACCGCGGGTGGCGGTTCAATTCCGACCCCTCCGCTCCACGTCCAACCGATAACGGCGCGGGAGAGCGCGCCGTTTATCATCGCTCACCACTACTCCGGGCGGGCGGCCAACGCGAGCTTCGCGTTCGGTCTCTTCGCTGCCGATAAGTTGGTGGGTGTAGTTACGTTCGGGCGCCCGTCGTCGCCGCAGGTAGCGCGCAGCGTGGCGCCCAATAATAGGGACATCGTGTGGGAGCTGAACCGGCTCGCGATCACGACGCACGAGAAGAACGCCGCGAGCCGACTGATCGGCCGCGCGCTACGCCTGCTGCCGCGCCCGTTCATCTGCGTCTCGTTCGCTGACCGCGGTCAGGCGCACGTCGGCTTCGTGTACCAGGCCACGAACTTTTGGTTCGCCGGCGAGAGCCGGCCCCACGACTCCGAGTACCTGATCGATGGCAAGCGCGTGCATCCGCGCACGCTCGCCGCCCGCGGCATCACGAGCCCGCGGCAGTGGGCCCGCGAGAACGGGGTGCAGTTCGTGCCCATCGAGCCGAAGTACCGGTACGTGTACTTGAACGGCGTCGAGCCGTCTGATATACTGTGGTCACTTTCGAGGCAGTACCCGAAAGCGACCCCGGTTCACTTGAACCGGAACCTTGATCTGATAGGAGCCTGAGAATGATTACTACCATCATCGTTACCAGCAAGGACGGCGTCCCGTTCTCTGTGTCCTTCGAGGCGCGGCCCCAAGCTGCCGCCCGGATGGCCGAGGTCGCGGAGGCGCGCTTCGCCGCCACCCGCACCGCCGCGCAGCTCGAGAGCTTCGGCGACTACCACCGCGTGGACCCGGTCAGCGGCTTCGTGGCCGCACCCAAGTTCAAAGGCTACGACCTGAAGTTCGCCCAGGCCCCGCGCATCGCCGGCCCCCAGGAGCGGCGCGCGGCGTTCACCCTGATCCGAGGAGGCAAGCCATGAGCCTCTGTCCGCACGACGCCTACGCCGACGTCTGTCAGTTCTGCGCTCACGAGGGAGCCATGCGCCTGAAGCGCGAACGGGAAACCCGCCGAGTGCAGCCGTGTTTACGCGGTAACGACTGGTGCCCGGTTGGCTGTTGCGACCATCTGTTTAAACAGTGTATTTGCGGCATCGCCGCGATGGCCGACGTTCCTTGCAAGGTGCGCCCATGACCTACACCGACGCCAACTCTACGCCCGCCAAGCAGAACTGCCGCACGTGGCGCAAGAAGGCCGGGCAGTACATCACCCTCGCCCGCAAAGTGCGCGGCCAGTCCTACGAGCGCCAAAGCGAGCGCTACGTGCTCGCCCGCGCCGCGCGCTTCTGCGGCCGGATGGCGTGGAGGGGTGCATGACCGCGCGCGTCATCGTCGCGCACGGACGCGCCGTGCAGATCGTCACGACCACCTACGAGCCGGACCCTGCCGCCAAGGACGGCGTACACGAGCACGTCACCTTAGAGACGCCCACGCCCCTCACGGAGGCGCAGCGCCTGCGGCTGGAGAGTCTGAACGAGACCGGCAAGTTTTGGCGCCCATGAAAGAGTACCGGTACATCCTACGCACGCGCGGGGGCGATGTCGTCCTGCAGCCCAACGGGCAGCCCTACGCCTACCCGAGCTACATGTCCGCGGTGCGCGGGCGCGCGATGCTCAACCCCAGCTACCTCATCATCCAACAGGAACGAATAAATGACGACCTTCCGACAGCACCTTGACGCCCTACCCCTGGCCGAGAAGCGCGCCATCCTGGCCGCCGAGCAACGCTACCTTCGGGACCGGCGCATCGAGCACAACGAGGCCGGGGGCGCCGGGGACCCCCTGGAGCAGGCGTTCGAGGAGTCGATGCGGGGCTATGCCGACACGCCCGTCGAGTAGCGCTTGACACCGGCTGCCCTTTGTGACCACCCTAACCATGAGGGGCATGTCGCTCCCAGGAGACCGTAACCAATGAGTTTCGAAGCACACCTCCGCGCGATCATTCGCGAGGAAGTTGCGGCCGTCGTCGCCGACCTCAAGGCCGACCTCGCCGCCGTCAAATCTGCCGCCAAGGCGACCGTGAAGAAGGTCGTGGCGGCCACCGAATCGGCCGCGCCGGCCGCAACACCAGCCGCTGCCGCTGCGACGGCTCCCGCCGCTGCTCCCGCTGCCGCGCCGCCGGCGCCGCCGACCTACCCCGCCTTCGAGACCCTGAAGAAGGCCGTGCTCGCCCTCGCCGGCATCAACCGGCAGGCGGCCGTGGACATCCTCGGCACGTTCAAGGTCGCGAACGCCTCCGAGCTGAAGCCGGAGCAGTTCCAGGCGGCCATCGACGCCTTGGAAGAGAAGAAGGCCGCCATCGACGCCGCGGCCGCGCAGGCGTCCCTGGTCTAACCGAGTCTGGCTCCGGGGTCTTACCGCTGGTGCGGGTTAGGGTTCGAGTCCCCAACGAAGACCCCGAGGCCGACCGTTTCTTTATGCTGTAACCTGGAGCCTATGTGATCATCGTCGAGCGACCGCCCAACTTCGACCAGATCCTGGCTGCGTTCCCTGACGCGGGCAAGCCCGGCGTGATCTTCGCGTACGGCGAGCACATCTACAACCCCACCGGCAACCCGATCCCGCCGGCGCTGCTGGCGCACGAGGCCGTGCACCAGCGCCGACAGATCACTGGCGAGGGCTCGCGCGCGCTCGGCTCGCCCGAGATGCTGACCAACCTGTGGTGGAAGTTCTACCTCAGCGACCCCGAGTTCCGCTACACCGAGGAGCTGAAGGCGCACGTCGCCGAGTACAAGGCCCAGCTGGGCCCGCGGATCGACCGCAACTACCGCGCCAAGCTGCTGGTGTCCACCGCCGCGCGGCTCGTCGCGCCACTGTATGCGTATGATCCTCCGCGTTCAATCAAACAGGCCATATCCGACCTGCAAGAAGAGATCAGACGATGAGAGACCCGGAGAAACGGCGCAAAAGTCATCGGGCTTGGGCCGCAGCGCACCGAGAGATAGTGCGACGACGCGCCGCCGCTTGGGATAAGGCGCACCCGGAGAGAGCGCTGGCGCGGTACTTGGCTTGGGCCAAGGCGCACCCGGAGAAGGGAAGAGCAAACGAAGCTAAGCGTCGCGCCATGAAACTTCAACAGCGATGCGGTTGTTGTACCAATGAACAATTCCAAGCCATCTTCAACAGCGCTGTGCTCTGCGGTCACGATGTCGATCACAAGATCCCGTTGAGGCTTGGCGGCCGCCACTGCGTAAAAAATCTGCAGCCGCTGACCGAGCTTGAACACGTTGAGAAGACTAGGACGGACAACCACGTCATCGCCGACGCTAGAAGGCGCTCGAAGCTGTTACGTCAATGGAGAGCCGCATGAGTCTCCGCGGATTCTGGAACAAGCGCGGCCCGCGCATCGTTCGCGCGACGCAGTTCACCGGCTCGCAGCTGAAGGCGCCGCCCTCGCCGGCTACGCCTGAAGGAACCTGGATCGATCACCCGGACCTTGAGTCCGTGAAGCGCGCGCTCGTCGCGAAGTGTCAGCTACCGAAGGTAGACGGTGGCCGGTAGCCATTCCATCTTGGCCCCGAGCGACTCCGCGCGCTGGCTGCGGTGCGCGGGTGCGCTCTACATGTCGAAGGGCGTGCCGACGCTCGACGCGGAGTACAACGCCTCCGGCACGTGCTCGCACTGGCTCGGCGAGTGGGCGCTCTCGCATCCCGACCTCGACCTCGACGCGTGGCTCGGCAAGGAGATGACGTTCGGCGATAACCCACCCTTCAAGTTCACCGTGGACGAGGAGCGCCTGAACCGCGTGCGCCAGTACGTGACCGCGATCAAGCGCGAGCCGGGGACGCACCTGTACGAGGCGCGCCTGGACACGACGCCGGTCATGGGCCTTCCTGACCAGGAAGGGCACGCCGACACGGTCGTGCTCTACCCGGAGGGCGGGGTAGTCAAGGACGGGACGCTGCTCAAGGGCGTCGTGACCGTGCACGACTTCAAGGACGGCTACATCGTCGTCAACGCCAAGGACAACACGCAGGGCCTGATCTACCTGTGCGCCGCGATGATGCTCTACTCGCTGGTGGACGAGTTCCAGGCGTTCCGGTTCTGCATCCACCAACCGAAGATGCACCACTACGACGAGTGGACCTACACGCGCGATGAGCTGATCTACTTCATGGACCTGATCCGCCCGACCGCGAAGCTAGCGTACGACCTGTACCACGGCACGGTGGCGTTCGATGACACGCAGCACCTGCGCGCGGGCCCTGAGCAGTGCACGTTCTGCCCGGTGCGCGGCAAGTGCGTCGAGCGCGCCCGCTACATCGGGTCGCTCTTCCAGCCCGTCATCCAAGCGCACAGCGTCACGGACGCGGTGCTGGGGCAGCTCCTAACCAACGGGCGCACGATCAAGGGCGCGCTCGCGGACTACGAGGCGGAGGCGCTGGCGCGCGCGACCCGCGGCACACAGATCGAGGGGTGGAAGTTGGTCAAGGGGAACAAGGGCAAGCGCAAGTGGGTTGACCCGGCACACGCCGCCAGCGTCTTAGAGCTGGCCTTGGCAGAGAAGGCGTTCGAGCCTCGCGTGCCAATCTCACCGACCCAGGCCGAGCGCTTGCTGAAGAAGGGGTACGAGCCGCTGGCGAATCTCGTCACGCAGAGCGAGGCGCCGTGGCGGCTCGTCCCCCAAGGCGCCGCCGGCGAAGACGGCAGCGAAGCGTTCGACAAGGAGACCACATGAACTTTGGAGGCTATTTGATGGATGAGGCGCATAAAAAGGGGACGGCCTTTTTGGGGAAGATAATGGACGCACTGGCATGAGCGAGCAGCGGACATCGGATCTTGTTGCACAGCTTCGCGATCTGGAAAATTTGCCGCATAAGGTCACGAAGATCGCGGCCGAAGACTTGTTCGGTGCGGCTGCAGATAAGATCGAGAACTTGGAACGTTTGCTGCGGGGAGGGATACAGCTAGTCGAGAGCCTGCGCGTGTTCGGAAACGACAACGTGCATAGGTACGACGTTCCGCCTTGGTTGGATAAGGCACGAGCGGCCGTGAAGGAAAATACGTGACCAAGCATAACCAGTCCAAAGGCGGCGATGCTGGGACATCGGAGGCCGCTGGCTCTGGCACCGTAGCCACCAGAAACGGTGCACTGACCTCAAATCACCAGTTCACCGTGCACGACAGTCCGTATGCGCTGGTTGGCGAGATTGAGCGGCTGACTGAGGAGCTGGATACACATCTCAAGGTGCATTTGGGCGTAGTCCGAGAGAACGTGCGGCTGCGCGCGGCGCTGGAGCGGATAGTTCATAGCCCACCGCTCACTACAGTAAGCGCCGCTATCTTTGAAGGAGGAAGTTTGCGGGATATAGCACGAACTGCGCTTCATTCTGGTTTCTGCAATCCATCACAAGACTTTAGAGGTGCTGACGAGACGTCCGATGGCTAAAGTGAAAATGAACAGTCGCTGGCGCAAGGGCGCCGAGCGCTTCAGCTCGAAGACAACCGTCGAGCACGCGCTGGGTGAAAGATCCCAACGGCGGCCGGCGATTAGAGAAGGACGCGCCGACCGAGGCGCGGTTCGTAGAGCGCTGCCACGCCCAGCCCGGCTGGCGTAACGGCGCGAAAATTCGAAGCAAGTAAACCGGAGACTTAAATGAGTGACAAGGTAGAGATAGTTCTGAATGACGTGCTGTTGGATCGTGTTTCGCTCGCGACCCCGTTCAAGAGCAAGCAGCCGCAGATCGACACACGCACCGGCCAGGCGAAGCCGGACAAGTACCACATCGACGCGATCTTCGGCGAGACGCACCCGCAGTTCAAGGAACTGATCGGGGTGATTCGCGCTGCGGCCGTGAAGCGGTTCAGCGAGAAGGCCGACCAGGTCTTAGCCATGATCAAGGGCAACAACCAGCGCTTCTGTCTGCAGCGCGGGGACCAGTACCGTGCGGGCAAGCCGCACTACGCCGGGAAGCTGTACCTCAGCGCCGGCAACGAGACCCAGCCCACGATCTTGGCGACCGTCAACGGCGTGAACGTGCAGAACCGCGGGAGCGCCGCGGTGCTGACACCGGCCGATGATGTGTGGCCGTACGCGGGGTGCAAGGCCAACGTGCACCTGCAGTTCTACGGCTACGACTTCAACGGCGCCGGCATCGGTTGCAGCGTCCTTGGCGTGCAGTTCGCCGGCCACGGCCCGCGTCTTTCGAACGCGGTCGTGTCGAGCGGCAAGGAGTTCGGTCTGACGGTCGGCGACGCCGACAAGCCGGCACCGAGCCAGAGCACGGGCGGCGAGAGTCTGGTTTAAGAGGCGTACCTACGCGAGGGCGCGTCGGGGAATGAGTACCCAACGGGCATAGCCTACGATGTCTCCGCAATGAGGCAGCGCGCCCCTCTTTTTCAGGAGTCAACATGACTGAGCAGATTCCGAAGTGGGGCGCGCTGGGGTACGAGCCCGTGCGCGGCCTCATGAACCGGCAGATCGCGCGATACCTGCGGATCCAGCGCAAGAGCATGACGCGCTTCTTCGCGCAGCGCGGGATGTTTGATCTCGTGGATCGCATGAACATGATTCGGAAGTCCCGCCAGGGGTGCTGAATGACTACGCAAAGCTCGTGGCCCCACCGGGAGCGGCGGCAGTTCCCTTCCCTTCGCCCGAAGCCGGTGATCCGAAAGCTGCCGGGAGTGCCGCAGTGGACGTGCCAGCTGTCGGGGTGGGGAGCGCGCCCGCTGATGGTGGGTCACGGAATGACGCCGGAGCTGGCGTTCCGGTCGTGGGCGAGAAAGATGGCGGAGCAGATTAGCCTTTGAAGCCTCGGCCTCTTAATTACAACGGAATGGAGTATCCGTCCATTCGAGCCGCCGCTCGCGCGCTAGGCATCAGCAACAGCGCCATGCGCGGTAGGCTGGACAGGCCGCATGCGCGCGAGCTGCAGCGAAAGTGGCATCAACGTAACCGCGACAGATCGCGCTCTTTACGCCGCCGCTACGCCGGCATGCCTGAACCCACACGCCCCTGCCCAGAACGATGTGAGGTATGCGGTTCCCCGCCGGGGAAGCGCGCACTCCATTTGGATCACGATCATCTGACTAACACATTTCGCGGTTGGCTTTGCAGCAACTGCAACACCACGTTGGGCCTGATGAAGGACAGCATCGTCATCGCTTCGCGCCTCGTGGAGTATCTGCGTGGCCGTTAGACGTCTCTTCGTTGATACTGAGACGAGAAGTCGTGTCGATATATCCGACGGCACGGACCTGTACACTCGAAATGCCGAATGCCTCATAGTTACCTACGCCTTCGAGGAGGGCCCAGCGAAGATCTGGGAGCCATGGAAAGATACGATACCCCCAGAGGATTTCTGGGCGGCGACGCAAGATCCAGAAGTAGTGCTGGTGGCGCATAATTCAGCGTTTGATAGATTGATTTTACTACGGTGTTTGAATATCAATGTTCCGGTGGAACGTTTTCAGTGCACGATGGCGAAGGCGAACGCACACGCGCTGCCCGGCTCGCTGGAGTCGCTGGGCGCCGTATGCAACCTGCCGGAGCACCTGCGCAAGCTGACCGGTGATGACTACAAGCTGATCGACACGTTCTGCATCCCGCAGCGCGCTAGTGACAAGTTCATTGAACCCTGGGAGCGTCCCGATGATTGGAAGAAGTTTTGTGAGTACGCACTTCGCGACACTGAAACTCTACGGGCCATCGATAGAGCCCTCCCGACTTCGAACTATCGGGATGACACTCTGCGCGACTGGTGGCTGGATCAGCTCGTTAACGGCCGGGGATTCGGCTTCGATAAGCCGCTCGCGAAAGCAGCTGTCGGATTTCTTAGCCGAGCGAAGATTGAGAGCGACCTTAAAATATCAGGCGCGACCGGCGGGGCCGTGCACGCTGCTACTCAGCGTGACCGACTCCTCCAGTGGCTCCGAGAGCACAGCAAGATCAACATCGAGTCGCTGCGCGCCTCTGAAGTTACGGAATGGTTAGAGCATGACGACCTTGACCCAACTACTCGACTGCTTCTCGAACAGCGACTCGAAGCCGGTCGAAGTGCTGGTTCGAAGTACAAGCGGGGACTGGGTCTGGTTGGCCCCGAAGACTGCATCCGCCATTGGTGCCGGTGGAACGGTGCGGGGCGTACGGGCCGTCACAGCGGGCGCGGGTTCCAGCCGCATAACATGGCTCGCCCGACTCTCCGTGTCCGACGACCCGACACTCACGCACATGCGGGACGGATTGAGCTGCAGCCAGTTAAGGCAGCATATATCGATGATGTCATCATCCCCGGCATCTACTCCAACGCCGCACTGAACGAGCCCCTGATCTACGGCGGCCCGTACGAGGCGTGCTCGCTCGCGATGCGGCACGTGATCATCTCGAAGGCCGGCCAGCTGATGGCGGGCGACTTCAAGAACATCGAGTCGGTGGTCACGGCCTGGATCGCCGGCGAGACCGCGCAGCTCGCGCAGTTCGAGGCGTCGTTCGCCTCCCACGGGGACCCGGCCAAGGACGTCTACTGCATCCTTGCCGGGAAGATCCTGGGCAAGGACCCGAAGGACGTGAACGAGACCGAGCGCCAGATGGGCAAGGTGATGATCCTGGCGTTCGGGTTCGGCGGCGGCGTGAGCGCGCTGGTCAACATGGCGATCACGTACCAGCTCGGCCTCGACCCGCTCGCGGATCTGGTGCTGCCGACGGCGACGCCGGAGCAGCTGTGGAAGGCGGAGAAGGCGTGGCGGCGGGCGTTCCTGCGGGGCGAGGACTTCGGGCTGGAGCGGGTCGTGTACATGGCGTGCGACGTCCTGAAGCAGGCGTACCGCACGACCAACGCCGCCATCGACCGGCTGCGCAAGGACGTGGACGTCGCGGTGAAGAACGCCATCATGTCCCCGGACGACGCGGTCTACAACGTCGGCCGGTGCAAGATCTTCTGCACGGGCACGTTCCTCGTGATCGAGCTGCCGAGCGGGCGCAGGTTGCTGTACGCGAACCCGGAGCTGAAGACCGAGTCGATCATTGACCCCGACGGAGGTGAGCCGTGGACAAGTTCGTACATGACCTATGCGACCGCACGCGGGCGTGGCTGGCGACGCGAGAGAGCGTGGAGCGGCCTGTTCGTGGAAAACATGGTTCAAGCCATTGCCGCGGACGTACTCAGAGCCGCTATGCGGCGCCTACACGCGGACACACTCACCGTGCCGGCGATCAAGGCGTACCTCGATACGTTGCCGCTCCACGAGCGGACTGCCATAGCGCTTCACGTCCATGACGAGGTATGCCTCGACGTGCCCAAAGGCTCTTACTCAAAAGAGCGGTTGGTGAAGGTGATGACGACGCGGCCGGCGTGGGCATCAGACTTGCCTATAGCTGTGGACTCGTGGGTTCACGAGAGGTTCGGAAAACGATGAAGCGTGTACTACCTGACCGACCACTAACCGGGCGAGAGCGCTGGCGGTGCGAGTGATGATCTGGGTAGTTGGCGCCAAGGCGCTGCTGAACGTGGTGTGCGCCGGCGGATTCATTTATACGGGCCGTTGGCCGTTCGCTGTGCTCTTTGCCGGCTGCGCGCTCGCGGATGTTGGATCGATGTTAGTACTACGAGGTGTACAGTGAGCGAGAAAGATAAGACAGACTTCGCGGCCGAGCAGGCCGCTACGGTACCGACCGTCGGCGTCATGCCGCGCACCCTGATCATCCGGCCAATGGAATATAAACATCCCATCGGCGTGCCGGTGATGTTCAGCGGCGTGTTCGGGTGCGACGCGGACAGCAAGGACGGGAACGACGTGTGGGTCTGCACGTTCTATGATCGGAACGAGGCTGAGATGTTTATCATAGCGTCGAAGACGTTCGGCCAGATGGTTGCCGGGGTACGGCTACAGGTGGTGAAGCATGAGGCGGGAGACACCGGTTCGAAATCGATTGAAGTGGCGGACTGAGCAGGTAGGCGGCGCGTGCGAAATCTATCGAGGTGCCTTACGTGGGGAGCCGGACTGCGTGCTGTCGTTCCCATGGGGCTACCATTGCATGGTAGAGACCAAATGGGCGCCGGACGCCGATCCCGAACCTCACCAGCTACGAAGGCACAAGTACTGGCGGGACCGCGGGCTCGACGTGTGGGTGGCGCGCGATGATCTTGAGATCGAGTGGGTCATCGAGTACGCCCTTCGCGCCGCGACCATATCAACTGATCGGCGCGGAATACTTGATCGAGCACCCGAGGTGTATGCTCGTGGCCGACCCAGGGCTGGGGAAGACCGGTACGGTTTTATTGGCTTTGGACCTCTTGAAGTTACTCGGCTCGAACTACTTTCCCGCCCTCGTGCTCGCGCCCAAGCGCGTCGCCGACGTGGTGTGGACCGGGGAGCGTGACAAGTGGCAGACGTTTCATGGACTGAGTGTGCAACGAATTACGGGGAGCCCGAGCGAGCGCGCGTCCATCTTGGCGAGGATGCGCGCCGACATCTACATCGTGAACTACGAATTGGTGCCGTGGCTCGTATCGTTCTTCCGTTCGGGCACGTGGCCGTATCGGATTGTGGTCGCCGACGAGAGTTCGAGGCTGAAGGGCTTCCGTCTGCACGGTGGTACCGAGCGGGCGCAAGCCTTGTCGTCTATCGCGAAGTTTACGGAACGCTGGTGGAATTTGACTGGTACACCGACGCCGAATGGACTTCAAGACTTGTGGGGGCAGATGTGGTTCATCGACTTCGGCGAGAGACTGAAGAGATCGTACACAGCGTTTTCCGAAGCATACTTGTTGGAGGACCGGTACACGAGGCGGATCAGCTTGCAGCACCGCGCTGACGAGACCATCCACGAGAAGGTGGCGGACCGGCTGATCGCGTTCCGCGCGGAGGATTGGCTGCCGATAGAGAAGCCGCAGATCATACCGGTGCCGTTCGAGCTGCCGCCCGAGGCGAAGGCCCGCTACTCTGACATGGAGCGCGACTTCTTCCTTGAGATTGACGACAAACAGATAGAGGCCGGAACCGCCGCGATCAAGTCGAGCAAACTGCTGCAGCTGTGCGCCGGCAGCATCTACGATGACAACCAGATGCCGCACTGGGTCCACGACGCGCGCCTGGAGACCCTTGACGACGTGCTGGACCAGATCGAGCCGCAGCCGCTGCTCCTGGGGTACTGGTTCAAGTTCGACGCGCCCAGGATCATGGAGCACCTGAAGAAGCGCGGCATCAAGGCGCGGATCTATAACGGCCAGAAGGACGAGGACGACTGGAACTCGAAAAAGATTCGCGTGCTGCTGCTCCACGAGCAGAGCGCCCACGGCCTCAACCTCCACATGCCGTGCCGCGACGTGATGCTCTATGGCTACACTTGGAACGCCGAGCTGTGGCAGCAGTTTATTGACCGGGTCGGCCCAGCGCGGCAGGCCCAGGCCGGGAAAAAGCAAGTTGTCCGCGTGTGGTACGCATACGCCCAGGGCACGATGGAGTCGGAGGTGGTGCAATCCAACTTCCGAAAGATAACCGTTGAACAGGCCCTCAAGAGCGCGCGAGCGAGGAGAATAGACAATGGCTAGGCAGGGACATCGTGGCGAGGCGAGGCGAGGCGGGGCAAGGTGAGGTTAGGCGAGGATATCACGGCGCGGCGCGGTAGGGTTGGGCAGGGCAGGGTAAGGCGTGGACATCACGGCAGGGCAAGGCGCGGCGCGGCGCGGCAGGGCTCGGCGAGGCTCGGCAGGGATTTCCTAGCGTGGCTGGGCGTGGCAAGGATCTTCTGGCGTGGCAAGGCGCGGCAAGGCTAGGTTTGGCCGGGCGAGGATTTCATGGTTGATTCACACAAACTGACTAGGAGAGCGACATGAGTACCGGTTATTTGAAAGTTAAGGTCGAGATCGCGGGCGATCAGCTGATCATGCACAACGGGCAGACGTCGGACCCGCTGAACAAGTTCGCGAAGATGCTGAAGGAGGTCACCTCCGACAAGCAGCGCAAGAAGACCGACGAGGGCATCTTGGAGATGGGCCGCATCGAGTGCGAGGCCGGCCTCTACCTCGACGCGAAGAAGCGCGTGATCATCCCGACGCGCGTGCTGGAGGCGCACATCTCCGAGGGCGCGCGTAAGACCAAAGAGGGCAAGCAGGCGCTTGCGGGCATGTTCGTGGACACGGACGGCGTCCTCGCCTACGACGGCGGCCCGATGACCGTCGCGCAGATCCTTGACAGCGAGGAGCACCAGCTGCGGCTCGCGGTGGTTGTGGGTCAGGCGAAGGTGATGCGCGTGCGCCCGTTCTTCAAGGGCTGGTCTACCAGCTTTCAAGTATCGATCTTGGAAGAGATGGTCGCGCCGGCCATGCTGAAGACGTGGATCACCAACGGCGGTAACTTCGTAGGAATAGGCGACTACCGCCCCCGCTACGGGCGTTATGAGCTGAAGAAGTTCGAGGTGCAGAAATGAGACCGGCTAAACGCAAGGGCGGCGCTGAAGGGTTGGGCGAGGCAACGCGCCCACCCCTCAAGCGCCCGGTAATACTCCCAGGGGATCTTGTCATCGACATCGAGACGGCCCCTATCCTGTCGTATACATGGGGTACGTTCAAACAGAATGTAAACATCCCCGACGGTATCGTTGAGGACTGGTGCATCCTGAGCTACGCCGCGAAGTGGGTCGGCAAGCCCGAGGTGTTCTATCAGGATACGGGCGGGCGCGGCGTTGACAAGGTCCGCGACGACAGTATCCTGATGCCGGGGCTGTGGGCGCTGATGAACAAGGCCAGAAACGTTATCGCACAAAACGGGAACCGTTTTGATGTCAAGAAAATCAACTGGCGGTTAGTGTACCACAAATTCCCACCGTACGATCCGGTGCGGATCTCGGATACGCTGCTCGCGTCGCGTCGGCTATTCGCCGCCACATCGCACAAGCTGGCGTGGTTGGCAGAGAAGTTAACCGATACGCCCAAGAGCAAACACCGCAAGTTCCCAGGTATGGAGCTGTGGGTCGAGTGCTTAAAGGACAATCCCGCCGCCTGGGTAGAGATGAAGAAATACAACATTCAGGACATCAAGGCCACAGAGAAGCTGTGGATACGGCAGCAAGAGTGGATACAGAACCGCTCGAAGCTGGGGACCTACGACAAACGAGAGATGGAGTAGTCACTATGAGTAAAGCAGCGTATGAGGCCGTGGAGTCGGTGGGGAACTTCATCGATGTGGAGGCGGACGCCCTGGAGCTTCACGAGTACGTGGAGTTCCTTGAGGTACTTTTGGATGTGGTGCAGTCGCGGCTTATCGCCGCACAGGAGGATCTGTATGGAAATAACTAGGTGGTACACCGAAGGGAAGTGGTACCTCTCAGGCAAGATGTCTGGTCTCCCGCAGTCTAACGTCCCGATGTTCAATCGGGTGGCGACGTCGTTGCGCGCACAGGGCTTTGACGTTGTCTCTCCGGCCGAGCTTGACGCCGTCGAGGACCGAAAGTCAAAGAAGACGTGGGGCGACTTCCTGTCGCGCGACGTGAAGGTGCTCGCCGACGGCGGGATCACGGGTATCATCTTCCTGCCCGGTTGGGAGGATTCCGATGGCGCGAGGCTGGAGGCGACGCTCGGCCTCCTGAAGAAGTTTAGCTTCATGCGCTGGGACGACAACATCGACACGCCGGTCATGTACTCGACGCGGACGGTGGCCGACATCCTGCACCAGGAGTTCACGCGATGAGTAAAACATTTGGGGTTGATTACGAAGGCCGCAAAGCGGTGCCGATCTTCGACGGCGTGCTGATGTACTTCCCTGACGCTATCGCGGCCGTAGCGGCCGTGAGCGTGCTGGGGAACAAGCAGCACAACCCCGGCGAGAAATTGCATTGGGCGCGCGGCAAGTCCATGGACCAGACCAACACCGCTATCCGGCACATGATGGACCACGGCCGCGGTGAGGTGAAGGACACGGATGGCGCGTACCACCTCGCGAAGGCGGCATGGCGTGTCCTCGCCGAGCTGCAGCTCGCCATAGAGGCGGAGGCAGCCGCCGGTCCCGCCACCGGTGCCCGCGACCCGAGCCAGCCGGCGCCTGATGACGTGATCCAGGTGCACTGCAAGTGCGGCAAACGCCTGTTCAATATGCGCGCGGGCGACATGAGCCCGGTCGTCATAGCGCACGGCATCATGCACGGCGTGGACGGCTGCGGTGTTTGAGCGGCTGTTTGAGTTCATCTCCCAGTTCGGGGAGCTGTTCCAGTGCTGGACCATCGTCCACCCGTACGAGGGCGGCCTCGTGCTGCGGCTGGGGATCTACAACCGCGACCTGAAGCCGGGCTTCAATTGGATCATCCCGCTCAAGGTCGAGCACATCATCACCGAGCACACGGTGCCGCGCACGGCGCGGATCCACTCGATGAGCACGACCACGAAGGACGGCAGGACCGCGGGGTTTGAGGCCGTGATCACGTGGCGCATAAACGACCTGCACAAGTCGCTCTTGGAGATCAGCTCGCTGAAGGACGCGATCTCGGACTGCTGCATGGGCGTGATCGGGACCGAGCTGAGCGAAGCGACCTGGGACGACATCGTGCACAACAAGACCAGCGAGGCGCTGTCGGCGGCGTGTCGCAAGCAGGGATGGAAGTGGGGGGTTGAGATTGTCCGTGTGCAGCTCACGGGCGTGGTGGCGGCGAAGAACATTCGCCTGCTGCAGGACCAGTACAGCGAGGGGCTGACGGTCAAGACTCAGGGGTCGGAGTCGTAGACTGACGTGGTGAGGAGAAACTTGGGGCCGCTGTGAGCGGCCCTCTTTTTTATGTGTACTTGAAGACGATCTTGCCGGCGCCGCCGTTCGTGTGGCCCACGTTACCTGAGCCGTCGCCGCCGTTGCCGCCCTTCGGCCCGGTCTCGTTGACGCCAACTATAGCCGAGCCGCCCGTCCCGCCGTTGCCCGGGCCGCCCGCTGTTCCGGCGTTGCCGGCGGTGTTCTGCGCGGTGCCGCCGGTTGCAATCGCCGGTGCCGCCGCGCCCGCGCCCGCATTGCCGGCGCCCGTAGACGTCGCGTTGGACCCCGCGACGCCGCCCGGTGAGGTCATCTTGGCGAAGCCGGTGACCGTGTTCTGAGTTACCGTGGACGACGCGCCCGAGCTAGCCGCGGCGACGACTACCGTGAACGACTTCCCGTTCTGCGAGCCGACGCTGAACGACGTACGGCAGTAGGATCCGCTCGCGCCGCCTCCGCCGCCCCAGTCATTGTGCGGCGGGCTGTTCCCGTTGGCGCCGTTGCCGCCGTTTCCCGAGCTGCCCGAGTCTTCGATAACGACCGTGGTAGCGCCGTTCGGGATCGTCTCGGTGAAGGTACCCGCGCTATTGTAGGTGTTGGTGACGGGGGTAAAGGACTGCGTTAGCGCGATAGTGCCGTTGGCGACGAGCTGCGTGCCGCTTGAGTTGGTGGCGATCTGGTAGGTGCCGCTGGCGTTGGTGCCGCCGCCCGTAAGGCCAATCGTCAGGCCGCCGTTGGTGATGTTTACCCACGACCCTTGCGCCACCGAGAAGTTGGTCCCGGTCGAGCCGCCCGTGCGCGTGATGTTGATCCAGTACCCGCTGCCGGTGTTGCCCGTTGTCGGCAGGAACCAGTTGGGCGCCGCGCCGCCGCCGCCTATCGTCGCGGTGCCGTCGCCGCCGAGCACAAGGTTCGCAGGGCCGCTGTAACTGGTCTGCTGCACGCCGTTGCCGCCGGCGAGCGTGATCGTGCCGCTGGCGACGATTGGGCTGCCGGTGACGCTGGACGAGAGGTTGTAGGTGCCCGTTATCTGCGCGGCGCCGTTCGAGGTGATGGTCAGGCCGCCGTTCGTGATGTTCGTGTTCGCGGCCGCGCTGAAGGTTAGCCCGGCGAGTCCGCCGGTCTTGGTGATCGTGATCCAGTAACCGGAGCCGATGTTGGTCTGGTTGGGCGTGTACCAGCTCGACGGCACCACCGTCGCGCCCGTGCCGGTGACGGACGAGGACCCGTTGCCGTTGAACGTGACCGTCGCCGCGCTGATCGTCTGCCCGTTCACCTGCGCCGGTATCAGGGCAGTTCCGAACGGCAAGAAGTCGTCCAGGCGCCACAGCGGCGTGTAGTAGATCGAGCCGTCGCAGGAGAACGACAACCACGCCACCGGCCCTATGCCGGTGCTGACAGAGATCGCGGTGTTGGGTACGCCGGTGATGGTGGTGCTGGGGGTCGTGAACGTGGTCGAGCCGTTCGTGAGCGTGGCCCCGCTGATAACCTGCCCGGTGCTTAAGGTCACGGTGGCGGTCGCCGACATCGTCGCGTACGGCCAGTTCGCCGTGAGGGTGCCGCCGACGTAGCCGGCGCCGGGCGGAGGTGCGACCGTGAGCAGCACCGTGACCTGCCCCGCGCCCGGCTTATTGGTCGCAGTGAAGGTCGCGGTCTGGGCGCCGGTGGTCACCGTGTTGTTGATAGCGAGCGCCGGAGCGCCGGGGCTCGTGGCGGTCAAGCGCAGCGGGATACCGGCCGGTGCCTGCGCCTTCACCGTGAGCGCAGCGCCCGAGCCGCCGGCGACGGTGCGCAGGTTGTACTCGTTGAAGGCGGAGAGGTTGAGCCCTTGGCCCGCGCCAGTGGAGGCGTCGTTACCGGTGCTGGCAAGCGAGCCTTGGTGCTGCACGTACTGGCGCTGCACGACCATGGCGGCGTTGACGAACTGCACGCCGTAGTTCACGGACGTGTCCAAGTAGATCGGCGGGAAGAGCCCGTTCGCGTCCGCGGTCACCTGCCCGGTAGGGGAGAACGCGGTGGCGAGGGCGGCGTCCTGGTAGACGTTCGCCGGGGTCACGAAGTTGGAGGCGGAGGTGAAGAACAGCACCGACCACCCGGCCCCGGTCGTCCCGAGGCTGACGTGCGGGTCGCGGTACGGTACGCCGACCTGTAGGAGCCCTGTTCGTGCTACCGGGAACGCCATCTCATAGCCACAGCGGCAAGAGGTAGGTCGAGCCGTCGCACTGTATCGGGAGCCACTTCGATGGCGCGGTCGTGCCGGAGCCGGGCTTGTTGGTGGCGGAGAAGGTCGCGGTCTGTGTGCCGACCGAGATCGCGTTGTTGATGATCATCGCCGGCGTGCCGGCGGCGACCCCGGAGAGCAGGAGCGCTTGGAGCGCGGCCGGCGCAATCGTCAGCGTCACGCCGACCCCGCCGGGCAGCGGCGCGTTGATCGTCATCTCACCCTGCGCGTCGAAGCTGATCGGCCCGGTGCCGGTCACGGGGAACGCGGGGATGATTGGGTCGTCGTCGCGCTGGAGTTGGACGTTGGAGTTGTATAGCTGCACCCGGTAGATGAGCGTGGGGTTCAGGTAGATCGGCGGGAAGGTGCCGGTGCCGTCCGCTTGGACCATGTAGCTGCCGGCGGGGACGGAGCCGATGGGCTGCGTCGTGGCCGGGAACGGGGTCGTGAGGCCCGCGTCCTGGTACACGGGCGTCGGGGTGGTCGTGCTCGACACGTAGAAGTTGTAGTACCCGAGCGGCAGCGGGAGGCCGCCGCTTAGAGGGCGAGCGGACGGGTCGTAGAAGAGCTGCGAGATGACGGTCATTATCGAATCCCTTGGAACGGGGTGAGATCAGCGCGAGTCTTGATCAACTTCGCGTTCTTGGGCGCCTTTGGCTGGATAGGCGCCTTTGACTTGCCGGATAGCCAAGCGGAGAGGGGTGCGTTACGCAGCACGTTCGTTTTGATTTTCATCTCGCTGATTCCTTGCCGTGATGTCAGAGTTGGCTCGACTGAACGCGCCGGAGTGATTCCCTACCGCGCCGCGCTGCTTGCCGCCGAAGACGCGCTCGCCGAGTGGCCCTACCCGTGCTGGTGCTTGGCCTTCCAGGCCCGCATGGCCCGCTCCTCCCGCTCCTCCCGCGCCTTGCGGATTGCCGGTGACTCCGTGTTGAGGCGGTTCAGGTTGTCCGCCATAGCGGCCGCCATCCGCAGGCCCCACGGGGCCTTGTCCCCCAGCTCCTTCAGGCAGGCCGGGGACAGGTACTGCTGCTTGACCTTCCGGTGCCGCTCGCAGTGCGGGTCCCCGCACTGGCACGTCTTGGGTTGTACCGTCATAGGTTCTCCTCGATATAGTTCCAGCGTCTAGCTGGTCCTTTGCTATGCGGCGCAACGTGGCCGCATCAGGATTATGATTGTTTTTTGCGAAGGCGTCAAGGGAGGGGACGACCCGCGCGTTCCCCTTCCCGTGCGAGTTGTCGAGCCTGATTACGTTAACTCGACCGTCCGCGCTGTGCTCGCGCTCTAGGGCCCGTACGGTGGGGTACGCGCCCGAGTGGGTGTCGATGTGGGCCTGTATCGGCACCGTGCGCCCCTGGCGCTCGGCCCGCGGGAGCGCGCCGTTGCGGAACGCGTCGTAAGGGTCCCGCTCCACGTACACTATGTCAACTGCGTGGTCGGCCGCGAGCGCCTGCTGCACCTTCTGCCGGGAGCTTTCGAGCCCGTTCATGTTCGTGTCGTAGACGACGTGCGCCCGGTCGCGCAACGCGGCGAGGGCCGGTACGTCAGAGATGGCGCTGGTCTTGCCCACGCCGGTACCGCCCGCGGTGAACAGGACGCGCCGCTCTTGGCCTGCCGGTACCGGCTCGGCCAGCTTATCCTTGTAGAGCTGCTTCACGAACGCGGACGAGGGTTCGTGTACGGCCGCGGCCAAGGTGCCCCGTGACTCCTTGGACGCGTTGTAGTCGGGGGACAGGTCCCGGGCCGTGTCCGCGCTGATGATCTTGCCGCCGGCGGTGTCCCGGTGGGCCGCGTAGTCTGCTTTCGCTTTCCCGTACGCGGCGCGGTCGCTTACCTCGCCCGTGCTCGGATCAATCCCAACCCTCGTCCAGTGTCGTGCGGTGACGTCCCCCGGATTCGCCGCCGGGGCGGCCGCCGCTTTTGGGGGTTTCAGGTCTCCGACCGCGCCGCGCATCTTGCCGCCGGCGACGCGCGCGCCGAGCGGGCTATCGCCGCGCGCTACCGCGGCCGCGGCCGAGGAGCCGCCGGTGGCGTGTACGACGCCGGCGCGCAGCCGGCCGCCGAGTCCGCTACCTTCGATGCCGACGGCCGCCGCCACGCCCCCAAGGCCGCCGGTGTGCGCCCCGACGAGTCCGAGCGTACCGCCCTCGACTAGGTTGGCGAGCTTGACCCGCACGCGGTCGGCGGTGCTCAGTTGCCCGCTCTTCGCGTCCGCGAGCGCGTTGTGCATGTCGGGCAGCACGCGGGCGCCGGCGCGCGCGGTCTGCATCAGTCCTTGGTCGCCCGCGCCGTAGAGTGACTGGTTTCGGTTCTTCTTCGCGCTGAGCTTGGTCATCAACTTCTTCGGGTCGATGTCGCCCGTGGTCGTATTGATCGAGCCCTCGATCTGCTTCAACGCGCGGTACTGGTTGCGCGCGGTCGCGAGCGCCTCGACGTCTCCGGGGGCTGCGTGGCGGCCCACGAGATCCCCGAGCGCCTCGTGCATGTCGGACGCGGTCTCCGCGAGCGCGGGGTTGGCTTCGAGCGAGCGGAGGTTCGTGTTGACCTCCTGGAGGAGGGGGCCGGGGATGTGGCCGTCGTTCTTGGCGGCCGCGTCGATCAGGGTCTCGATGTTGTGGTGTATCGGGGCGGCCGCCTCATCGGACATGCGGCCGGGGATCGTACGCTGGACCCGCTGTATATCGCCCGCCGCCTGCGTGTCGAGCTGCGGGTTCGTGCGCGCGCCGACGTCGTCCATCACGCCGACGATGCGCTCGCGCGCCGCCGGAAGAGTGGCGAGGGGATCGTGCGCGGTCTCGCCGGTCTCGCCGACGTGCGCGAGCACCGCGCGGTTGTAGCCTTGGTTGAGCTGCTGGCTCGTGGCGGGCACGCTCTTGCCGGGGGCACCCTCCACCGGCACCCCGTTGACCGGGACGCCCTTGGCCTCCAGGTGCGCCTTGGCGGCGGCTGCGGGGGCGGCCTCGGCCGCGGCGGACGCCTCGGTGGCGGTCTTGACGGCGGAGCGGGCCCGAAGCGCGCCGCGCGCGGCGCCGGCCGCGTCCACCACGGCGCCGACACCCGGTACCACGCCCGTGAGGGCGGCGACAGCGTTGCCGCGCTCGGCGACGTCCTGGGCGGTGGCCTTAAGGTTGCCGGTCGGGTCGATGTAGTCTTCGGCGCGCTCGATGGGGCGGTCCGCAGCGGCCATGCCGCGGTCAAGGGCCCCGGCCGCTGCCGCGCCGCCCTGAGTGAGCGGTTCGGACGGTACGCTGGCGGCGCCGGCGCGGTACTGCTCTATCGGGTCGCCGGAGGTGACCCCGAGCGCGTTGGTGAGCGCCTTGCCGCCCATGGCGAGGGCACCGTAGGTCTGGCCGGCTATCCCACGGGCCACGCTGCCCAAAAGGTCCCCACCGGAAATAGCGGCCTTAGCCTCGGCGGCCTCTGGCGAGTCGTCGTCCGACGGCGTCGTGACGTCGGCCGCGTCGTCGCGGTCGGCGGCTGGCGGCGTCCAGTCGCGGTCGGCGGCCGGCGGTGACCACGCCATTAGCGTCCGCCCTTGTGGTGGGAGGCACCCTGCGAGTCAACGTAGGCGTCGCCCGGCTTAAGCGCGTCGTAATCCTTTTGGCTCGTGATGGTTGGCGGACCGTTATTTGCCGGCGTCACGATGTTCGCGCGCGGGAAGAAGCGCGCGTTCCATGTCTTGAAGTTGCCGGGCTCGTACCCGCGGTCCGCGTACTGTGTCGCACGTTGGGAGGTGTCCTTCAGGTACTGCGCCTGCGTGATCTGAGAGTCAACCAGGTTGCGCACCTCATTGATGCCCATCCCTTCGAGGCTGGGGAACGCCTTCTCGACGTTGATCTTGACATCGAACACACCGGGGCGGGAGCCGTAGGTCTCTTTCAGTCCCGAGACCGCGCCCTGCACCAGGTACTTCGCGGCCTCCTGGCGGACGCGCGCGGAGTTGGTGTCGAGGATGCCGAGCGCGGCCGACGCCTTCTGTAGCGCGGCGCCGATGGCGCCCGTGATGGGTAACGTGGTGTCGCCAGCGAGCAATCGCTTCGCGGCGTTGAAGTTCTGTAGCGACTGGTCCGAGGACGTCGCCAACTCAGAGCCGTACTCGCGCAGCTCCTTCTGTTGTGCCTGGAACGTCTTGATCCCTTCGGCCTGTCCGGCGACGGGCATCCCGACCCTAGTCTGTGTGTTCTTCGGGCCGTACTCAGCGGGCTTCGCGTTCGCGAGCGCGACCTGCATGCGCTGGCCGTACTCCGGCGTGCCCACCGGTGGCGCGGTACCGTACTGCTCGGCCGGAGGCGGTGTCTGCGCGGCGGCGTGCTTGGCCTGGAGCGCCGCCTGCTTGCCGGCGGGTCCAACGGCCGTTGAGCCAGAGGCCGGCACCGCGGGCGTGGTCGCGGTCCCAGGCTGCTGCGGCACCGCCGGGGCGGCGGACGGTGACGGTGGCGGCTGCACGGGCGCGCCGCCTGGGTCAGCGGCCTGCTGGGCGGATGTTAGTTTGCGGCGCGCTTGGTCCTGCTGGAGCGCGTACTGGTCGGCCGTGATCTTCTCGCCGTGGGCGCCACGAACGCCGCCGTTCTCTACGGGCGCGTCCAGCCGCGACATCTTGATCGGCGTGCCGGACGTGGTCGGGACATCGACCTGCCCTACGGCAAACTTCCGGTCCTCGCCGAGCTGTTCCGCGGTTGATCCGCGGTAGACCTGGTTCTGGCCTACCACGTTCTGTGAGGTCTTGTCGTCCACGAGCTGTCCGTTGACGTCGTGGGTCGGGCGGCCGGAGTACAGGTGCGACACGGCCGCGCCGTGTTCGAGGAACGCCTTCGCTTCGGCGCGCGCGCCGTCTTCGTCAGCGCCGTGGCGCATGGCGATCTGTGATGCCACCGCCTTCCCGTCGGGCACACTCGCGAGCGCTACCAGCGGATCGGGCGCAGTCGAGGCCGTGGCCCACGTGTCGTACATGTTGCCCATGGCTTTCTGGTTCTGGGCGGTAGCGTTCTCCATGCGTGCCTGACGCCGCACCTGTAGCGCGGCTACTCTCGCCTTAGCCATATCACCGGCGGGGCCGGGCAATCCCGCCAACTTCGTCCACTGCGTCAGCTGTTGCTGTTCGTCTTGCGTCCACGGCGGCACGAAGTTCTGATCGCGTAGTGTGGTCTCCATGCTCGCGCCGTCGTACCCGTGACCGGTGCCGGTGTCATCATCGGACGAGCTTTGGCCGTTCACGCCGCTGCGGTTACGCGCGCTGACCGCGCGGGAGCTGGGGGCCGTGCCGCTCTGGGCCGCGGTCGAGCTGGACGAGTTCGCCTCATCGAGGGCCTGCATGATCATGGGCATCGACGCGGCCGTGATCTGGTTGGTCATCGCGGCGCCCTGCGCCTGCTGCCCCTGGAGAGCAGCCGACGACTGCGCCTGCCCCTGCTGCGCCTGGGACAGACCGTAGTTGATGAAGGGCTGAGGAGCAATATCTGCCATGTGTTGTACCTTATCCGCCGAACGTCGGCAACGACGAGTTGGTTGACCCTGTAGAGGTGAGCGCCGTCTTGTTTGTTAGCTGGCCGCTCTGCCAGCTACCGAGCAGGCTCTGGAGCACGCTCTGGAGCTGCAGGCCGCCGGTGTTTGGCGTGATGGTCGCGCCCTTAGAGTTGAGCCACGGGGCCACGACCTGGTTGTACATCTGCTGCGGCGTAGCGTTCTTCGAGAGCTTGCCGGACGAGATCGCGCTGTTGACCTGCTGCGTCATCCCGTTCAGGACGTTGGTCTCGCCCTTCTGGCCGAACGCGTTCGTGATCGGGATCCTGCCGTCCTTGATGTCCATCACACCGGCCAGCAGGTTGAACGCTTGCGCGGGGGACGCGCCCTGAAGCGCCTTGCTGACCTGTGCCTGGTTCGCGTTCGCTCCGCCGGTCGCGTTGATGAACGACTGCCAGTTGTTGGTCTCCGGGTCCACCTTGCCGTTACCGAACGCGGAAGAGATCGCGCCTACCGCGCCGCCAACCACGCCGCCGATGAGCGTGCCGACGACGGGGACGATGCTGCCGATAGCCGCGCCAGCTTCGGCGCCACGGATCGTGTCGCCGGCGGTGTCGCCGGACTGATAGTTCGCCACCGCGTTGTATAGCGCGAGCGGCGCGGCGACGTAGCCGGCGGCGCCACTGAGCGCGCCCGCTGCGCCGGAGTTACCGAGCATACCCTCGACGCCGGCCGCGGCGCGCAGGCCGCCGACCGCGGCACTGCCGTAACCCTGGACGCCGCCCTGCTGGATCCCCTGGAGGAACTGCAGGCCGCCGCCGAGTGTGCTGAGGCCGCCGGAGACGCCGGCGTTCGCGGTCGCGCCGCCGGTGAGCCGGTTGAGGCCGCTGTAGGCGAGGCTCGCATCAGCGACGCCGCGCGAGAGGTTACCGATGTTGCCGCCACCACCCTGCATCGACGCGTAGAGGGCGGCCGCGGTCGCGGGACCCCCACCGCCGATGAGCGCCCCTACGCCGCCGGCTATGTTGCCGAGGTTAGGTCCGACGGACGGTGCGGGCGCGGGCTCGTACCGCTGCCAGTCATTGGCAGAGTTGGCCGAGATAGCGCTGCCGATCATCTGAGGCATTGATGCGCTCAGTAGGTCAGGTTCGAAAGATCAGCGGATGTGCTGGCGTCAAAGTTCGGCATCGGCTGCGTCATACTTCCGTAGTCAGGAGACGTCGGGAGCGCGTAGCCGGCGTTCGGGTCGCCTTGCGGGTTATTGGAGGCGATGTCGCCGTTACCGAACATGTAGCTGAGTCCCTTGCCAAACATTGCGCCGAGGCCGCCAGCTCCGCCGCCAGCTCCACTGCCGCCGAGCAGCGCGGCGAGTCCTGGGGGCAGGTTGCCGTAGCCGCCGAGCGCCGTGCTCGCGGTCTGACCCATACCAGTGTACATACCGGCCTGTGATTGGCCGGTGTTGGACATGAGCTGCGAGGTGTTGGCGCCGGTGTTGTAGGTGATGTTGCCGAGAGAGTTCGCGGCGGTCGCGCCCATACCGGCCTGCGCCTGCAGCTGCTGGATGTAGGTGTTGTAGTCCTGCATCGCGGTGCCGGTCACGTACTGACCGATGGCCGCCTGGGTGTTAGGTGTGTAGGCGTTGCCGCTCGCGGCCGCCTGACGCTGGATCGCCTGCGTGCCCTGCTGGACCGCGAAGTCGTAGCCGGGCATGTGCTCGAAGCCGGAGTAGTCCGCCGGCTTACCGTTCGTGCCGAGCGCGGTGCCGAGCGCGGTCTGCGCGTTCGCGCCGCCGGTTGTGTACGGCTGGTAGATGTTGCCGATGTTGCCGAGCGCCGTGTTCTGGTTCGTGATCGCGGCGTTGTTGGCCTTCGAGACCGCCTCCGCGGCGTTCTGCTGGCCGTACATCTGCGCGCCGGTGCCGAGCAGCGACGCGCCGAGGTTGCCGAGTTGTCCGGCGGTGGTCGGGTCCATTAGTACATTGCTCCGGGCCCGGCTATCGGGCCGCCCCATGCGTGCGCATCGATATTACCCGGCAACGGCTGGGCCGTTGGCCGCTGCATGCGGCCTGGTTGCTGGCCGAAGTTTGTCTGACCTAGGTGCTGCAGCACCGACTGCCAGAGCTGAGGGTGGATGCCCGCCGGCGGTTGGTTCGGTAGACCAGACGCGTGCATCGATGGTGCCATCTGGCCTACGCCGGCGTGTGACGGCTGCATGAACCCCGCGATGCCGAGGTTGCCGAGGTTGCCGAGTTGTGGGTTCGCGCCGCCGCCCAACGAGCTAAGGCCGCTGAAGGCCGCGCCCGGATTGTTAGGTCCGCCCACCGACGTAGCCGGCGCGGCTATCCCAGTTGACGGTGGTCGTACGGCGGAGGCGCCGTACATGCCCATGGAGTTTGAGAGGCTACCGGGTAACATCAGTGGTTCCCTGCGATCCCCTGCGACTTCTCGAAGGTGCGAAGGCCAAAGCCGAGGCCCAGCATACCGGCGAGTGTTGACTTCAGGATCGGATCATTAAGAGTCGGAAAGTCAACCGGGTGACCGCAGAGCGCGGCGGTCCAGTTGACGAGCGGACGGACTATGCAGTCCATCCCGAGTGCGGTGCCGCAGATCCAGCCGACGTACGGGCGCCAGCCCGCTACGAAGAGCGACGAGCTGGCGGCCTCAACCTTGTTGATGTCCGATTGCGCGGTCGTGACCGCCTGCAGCTGCGCCAACTCTTCAGAGAGCGCGCCCTGCGTGACCAGCAGCTGCAGTTGCGCCTGCGCGGCGGCGGCGGCGGCCTTGTCGGGTATCAGCTTACCGAGGATGCCGAGCACGGGCCCGGCGATTAGGTTCCAGATTGGCATGGGTACTCACCTGTTAGAAAATAGTTCGCGAGCCGCTCCGCGCGTCCCTTCACTTCGGCGTACCACGCGGTCTTCACGCCGGGCGCGTCCCAGAGCAGGTTGTCGTGGACGCCCTGCCAGTCCTGCGCGAGCGCCGCGGCGCGGGCGTGATGGAACCCCGCCCACCTGCCGCCCAGGTTGAACGCGATCTCGATGAGGGCGTTCTTCCGGCAGGCGGTGTCGCACTTCTCGTACTCCGGCCACTTCTGCGCGAGCACCATCGCGTTCACGATGTCGGTGTTGAACCACCGGTCAGAGGTGGACTGGATGACGGAGAACCCGGCCCACGTGGCCGGTGGCGCGGGAGGCGGCATGACGTGCCCGCGTCCGCAGGTCCACACCTTGCCGATGGGGTCCCAGTAGGCCGTGAGCACGTCGGATTCGGCGGCATCGATGTCAACCGCGAGGCGTCGATCAATGCGCGGGTCAAGGACTGTCGCGTCTGTGATGCTCACAACTTCTTCTCGATGCGGTCGAGCTGATGGCCCATGTCATCCAGCTTCTGGGAGACGGCCGCGTCCAGCAGTTTCTGCGCCTCAAGCGCGGAGCGGTTCGCATCAATATTTTTGTCTTGATCAGCCTGGTGCGACTGGACCGCCGTAATTTGTTCGGCCGCTTTACCCCAATGGTAGCTGGTGGAGTACAGACCGCCGCAGGTAGTTACGGCCACCGCGACTGCCGCCCACACCGATTCCATGGTCCACTTCAATGACATGTTGTATCCTTAGCCGTGCGGCACGAACGGGACGCCGGGACCTTGCGGAACGAACTGCCGCATGGTCTGGTACGCCTCGACCCATGCAACCGACTCGACGCCTGTCACCTGTACGCGCTCCAGCATCTTGCAGATGTTGGCGGCGACGTGTGGCGGCACGACAGGCGTTACGGGCGCCGGTGGCGCCTGCGTAAGATCTACCTTCACGCCGGGGTTCGCGGATTCAATCGCTTGCTTGATCGCATCAGTAATCTCAGTCATGTTTCCTCTCCTCACCTTAGATAGTTGGAACCGCGGTCGCGGCTACTGCTACAGCGCTCGCGACGGCGGTGACAGGCACCGGGGCCGGGGGCAATACAGCTACGGGCGCGACAAAGGGCAGAGTCACCGCCACGGTCGCAGAAACTGGGCTAAATGTTCCGCTCACCACAAGTACGACGCCGATTTGATGCGGGTTACCGTCCCGTAGCACCGGCACCTTGGTCAGATCACAGCTATAGGCGCCGGCGCCGGTGTAGGGTGTGATCAGCGGCAGGTCATAGTTCGACACGCTGTCGATGCTGAGTGTCCAGTACCCTGTAGCTGGCGCGGGCGCGGCCAAGGTCCACGAGAGTATTGTCACTGCGTCACCATGCCGGGATGCGCCGAGTGGTGCCGTTGTCGTTGATGGCGATCCACTTGGTCGGGTTGCCCGCGCTAGGAGCGTTGGTAAGCGTGCCCGCGGAGGCGCCAGCGCCGTTCGTGAGCGTGCTGAAAGTAGCCAACAGCGTGGCGCCCCCGGTCACCGTGACGACGCCCGCGCCGGTGATCTCAAAGAAATTTTGGGTGTTCCCCTGATTCCTGAAGATGGCGCAGATGTCTGACGCATTGGTTCCGGCCTGTATGTTCAGTCCGAAGGAGCTGCCGGTTGTGCTGCCGCCGAAAAGGCTCGCCGTGTAATTGCCGCTGATGCCGTTGACGGTAAGCGCGCCGTTGTTGCCCGTTGGCACGACGGTCGGCGTGGCTATAACCCACCCGGAGCTATTTATCTGCCCGCGATACGTATTGTTGGTGGCGAAGGTGAGTGGGCCGCCGTTGCCGCCGACAAACATCTGCTCGCCGGTGGGGCCGCCGCTCCACTGTACGCCGGTGTTGCCGGAGCCAGCTATACCCAAGAAGATGCTGTCGCCGGCATTGTTCGATAACTGAATCTGGTTCGTGGCGGCCGCGCCCGCGCTACTGTTACTCGCAAAGAGCGGCTCGAAGGTTCCGTTCACATTGACACTGAGAGAAAGGCCGCCAGAGCCAATCGAGATCGTAGCGTACGGGGTTGAGATGTTGCCGCTGACCACGATTCCGTTCGCGCCGACCGCGTTCCGTACGTCCGCGCCCTTCAGCTGGTTGATGATGAAGTCGCGGAACCAGTGCGGGTCCCAGTTCTTCGGGATCGCGAGCGTGCTCGCGCCAGTGATGCCCGGTTTACTTGGCAGCGCGGTCACGAGCTACACAGCTCTATGTCAGCGTTGACGTCCACCGTGAAGAGCGGCGACGAGTCCGTGACCCGCAGCATCGCCACCAGAGACCGGTGCGCTCCCTGGTTGAGCCAGAAAGCGCGGTCGTCGGTGTCGCCCGGCATACCGAGCGTCTGGTCCTCATCGCCTACCGGGTAGAAGGTCGTGCCCCAGTTGTCCGACAATAGCAGCGTCACCTTCGGGGCGTAGGCGTTGACGGTGCCCTGGCCCACCGTGATTACCGCCTCTATGCGGCGCACAATCACGCGCTTGTTCTGGTTGTAGATCGGCTGCAGGATCATCTGGCACAACGTCGGGTTCGCGGAACCGTACTCCGTGTTGACGGTCGGGTCCAAGAAGCCGATGGTGCCGCTGAGTCCGTCGCCCACCAGCTGCCGTCCGAAGCCGTTGTACCAACTCAGCGGGCGCCACTGGACGTCCTGGCCGCTAACGATGGACGACAGCTCCCACCACTGTTGGGTCACGCAGTCGTACACGAGGCTGCGCGCCGCGAGCGGGACCGTGATCACCAGCATCGGGTGCCCATGCCACACCGGCGCCAAGGCATAGGTGCCGGTAAGCTGGCCGGCCTGCTGGGCCTCCTGCAGCACCAACTCGATGCCGGGGTTCGATACCCGCAGCGGGGTCTGGCCCTCGCGGCGGCGGACCGAGAGGTCGTTCGCCACCCAAAACACGGTGTTGTCTTGCAGGACGGCGCTGAACTGGCACTGCGGGTGCACGCCGAGCGGCATGAACGTATCCGACGCGGCCGAGAACGGCGACCCGGTCGCGTTGCCGGTGTTCACGAAACCTTCCGTCGTGCGCGAGCCGAAGAACAGCCCCTGCCGGTGGTCGATGGCCATCGCGTAGAACGGGTCCGTACCGAATTGGCGGCTGAAGCTGGCGGCGGTCGTGAAGGTGATCTGGTTGTTACCGCTCACCTGCTTGCCGTCGTCGTTGAAGAACGTGTAGCTGCCGTTGCCGCCGTTGTTGTTCGCCAAGAACACCATGAACGTGTCGAGGTACCACACATCGATGGCGCCGCCGAGGGCCTGGAAGAACGCCGACGTCAGCAGCTGGAAGCCGGCGCCGTTCGGGCAGTAGGTCCAGCAGTTGGTGGTCCCCGGCTGCAGGATCACAAGACACGCCTGATTGTCTGACATCCGCACGAAGCCGGTGCCGGTGATCGGGGTGGCCCCGTTCAGCTTCGTTAAGATCCCGGTCATGCTGACCGAATAAAAGTTCGCGCCGATGACGGCGTACTGCACGCCCATCATCTCCCACATCCCGCGCACCGTGTCGCCGACCGTGTTGGTGGAGGCGAGGTTCGTGATGCCGGGCCACCGCCGCAGCGTTACCGGCGCGCTGGCCGCGTTCGGGTCCATGACGTCGGACTGGCCGTCCGGCGGCACAGGCTCCGGGTAGCACCCAACGAGACGCTTCGCGCTGGCGCGAAGATCCTGTAGCTGGTACGAGGCAAGGGGCAGGGGGAGGTTTTTGGTTTGTGCAGCCACTACGCCGCCTCCAAGAACCCCGCGCCCTTGCGCAAGTTATCCGAAGCCGGGATGACCCGCAGGTTGTGCTCCACGTGAATACCGGAAACGTGCTCTCCGTTCAGTGGCACAATGTGATCTACGTGATGCGGCACGTACAGCTTACTGAACGCGGCCGCGAGCCGGTAGAAGGCTCGGATCTTTTCGTGGTCGGCCCAGGCCGGAGTGCGCTGCCTCTGGTCGGCGATGCGTTTCATGCGCTCGGCGGCGCGCGCGGCTTGGGCGTGCGGAAGTTTGCGGCGCGCGTTCTCTGCCGCGCGCTTCTGCGCCCGACGCTTCTCGGTGCCGCGGCGTTTCGCGTCCGCGGTACGATCATACTCCGGGTGCGCGCGACGACGCGCGTACCCGCACTCGACGCAGTCGCCGTTCGATTTCCATCTGGTTCCGTCGTGCCCCCGCTTGCAGGGTTTTCCAGAAAACTTCAATGAAATCAATATCATAGCCAGTTCGGCCCACCCCAGGGCCCTCCCTGGGGGCGCGACAGCTCACCAAGGTCAGCCTCCGTGCGACGGAGATAGCGCTTGTCGAGCCGCGTGAAGGCGGCCTCGACCTGAGCGCCGAGGGAGGACTTGTCGGCCGGGCTCGTCGGCGGATCGACGGTCTTCCCGTAATGCGGAGCGATCCACGCCGCGAGCGCGAGCTTGATGTCGGCAACGTCCGAGTCCTGCAGGGGCGCGGGCGTGGTGAGGTTCGCGGTGGTCTGTGGGTACCAGCCGATGTCCCGCCAGCCGTCCATCATCTGCGTGAGCATGTTGTCGTTCAGGATCGTAAGTCCCTGGGCGCTTTGCGTCGCGGACGGCTGGTGTCCTTCGGCGACGAGCCCGAGCTTGATGAACGGCTCAGTGATGATCTGCTGGTTGGTCTGACTGGTAGGTGCCACTAGCGTTCCTCTATGGATTTCATCCATTCGCGGTCGGATATCATCCCCGCGAGATAAATTAGGTGATGGTTTACTCTGAACACCATCAAAGTCACGCCATTAAAACGCTGGCGTTCACGCAATGCGCTCTCCGGGTGAGGGCGGGAGCGCTTTTTATCCCACAGAAGAAATGACGCGCCAATCGGTAGAGGTCATTTTCTTCAAAACTCTTACGCCGCCCGGACCAACATTACCGCCTACCCCTGTAGCATTTGCGACCGTATCGCCGGATGCGGGGTAGAAAGAGATAGTCTGGGGGTTAGTGTAATCGCCGAGCAGTTCAAGTTCATTGCCGGGCGCCACCCAGGCTGGTAACACGACGGCAGCGAGGCCCGGCGCCGCGTTAGGGCCATAAACAAGCGTTACGATTGCTATATCTGAGGCTTGAACAACTGATGGAGCGCCCGCGGGAGGATTTCCTGCGGTGTTGGTGTTGGTTACTAAAGTCGCGAACGTGGTTTGGTTTAAGATGCTCAATTTTCTATCCTTTAGGTACAAGAAAAGTGGGGCGGCCGATTAAGGCCGCCCCTAAGTCAAAGTTTCCTCTTACTGTACACGCACCCAAGTACGCGGGTTGACCGCGGCACCCGAGGCCGGCTGGAAGCCGTTCAACGAGTACTTGTACTTGACGGTGTTGCTCGCGCTGCCGCCGTTTACGGTAGCGACAGGCACAATAGAGGTTACAATGCCGAGGCCGCCAACCGCAATCGCGTCACCCGTGTTCGGGTTCACCGTGAGGGTCACGGTGCTGGCAACCAAGCCGACGTTGCTGATTTCAGCGCAACAGCCATCGACCGGGTTCAGCGGGAGGTTCACCACGACGCCAGTTACGGCGGCCGCGGGGAACAGAACCAACTGACCCGTCTGCATGGTGTACGTTGCACCGGTAACCACGCCAGTCGCACCGGCGTAGAAGTCAAACGGGACGCCAACGACGTCGCCGTGACCGTATCCAACCTGAATGTTAGCCATATGTTTTCTCCTATGGTTTCAGATTAGGACGCCGACGCGACTTCGATGTTGCGCACGGCCAGCTCAGGATAAGCTAGCACCGCGCCGACAATCGAGTCGAGACGAGCCGGGAGCACGTCGTTAGACGGATCCCACTGCTGCGCGAAGCGCATGTTGTAACCCTCGAACGCCTCTGCCGCCGTCATCTTGACGAGGGGCGACAGGTCGAGCATCGGAGGATTCGCGAACACGATAGCATCGCGATACCAGCCCAGGGACTGCTTGATCAGAGCGCCGCTGATGGTGGCGAGAGGGCTGGAAGCCGCCGCGCCAGAAACACCGAAGATCTGAATCAAGGCGCCGTTCGCCGGCACGTTGTCCACGTTCTGGTATGCGCCGCCGGTGATGATGCCGGGGGCGATTGACAGAGTGGTAGGACCAGCAGCGGTGGTCGAGGTGACCACGAACTGCTTCGGCCGACCCAGGGACGCC